GCCAAATATCCTGACCCGCCGTTAGTAACTACTACACTAGTTACAACACCTTCTGTACATACCGCATAAGCTACCGCAGGTATTCCCGGAGGATTTGGTGTTGCTAGTACAGAATTATTAAAACATAAACGTAATAAAGGATACCATCCAATAACATTCATATGGATAGTTCTTGTTTCGTTATAGTAAGTTGTACTTTCTGTACAGTTGAACCAAATGCTTTGATAATTTTCTGCCCACTGAGCTTTGATTGTTCCGGTATATCCTATTAGATCCATTTGTATAGTCGTAACATAATTTTTTGGCACAATAAAACTAGAATAAAATTCTGTGTTGATAAAAGCATTATAATACCATTGCCCGTTGGCATTAGCGGCCCAAGATCCAGGTCCTGCCCAGTCGGGTATGTTTTGATAACCGGCACCATCTAATGGGCCTTGAGCTGCCAATTTGTTAGTTGGTATAGTAAGAAAAGCACTTGGAACAAACTGCGGATACACTGAATTAACTAAGTCAACAGGTGCTCTTGCTCCAGCTTGAGCATTAGTGAAAACTGCTTGAGTTAAATTTCCGCTTTGAACAGCGATAGAATAAGATGCTGGTTGTGCTATTAGTTCTAAGGTATCGGCTGCGGGAATAAAAACTTTTACCTGCCCTGTGGGAGCATTTAATATAGTCATTGGTTCTTGTAATAGTAAATTAGTACCTTGAGTATCTGTTAAACGGAAAGTAAAAGTACAACCAGTTACATTTACTGGTTTTTGATCTTGATTGACAAAGCTGAATAGTAAAACATTGTCAACTCCTAAATTAATTGTTAAACGTTTTGCGTACACTGGGCTGAACCTCGCTGTAAAATATTGTCCACTGCTGTCCATTAACAATACTTGTGTGCGTTGTTGATAGAGATAAACTTGGGTGGAATACATAGATAGTATTTAGCGATTTATTAGCCAACATATTTTGAACATAAATATTCCATAATAAGGAAACCACAGAATAATGAGTTCTGAAATATTTGAAAAATTAACCGAAAAGTACCCATTCATTACACTCTGTGTCTACGCTAATCAGGAATATATAGGAATTATTCAAAATCGAGACGATATTATAACTACCATATATGATTTTGGCAGTATAAGTAATGTGGAAATTAAAAAAGAATTCTTAGAATTAGCCAATATATGGTGGTGGGAAAGCAATAGATCAATACCAATTAATATATTTTTAAAAACAGAATGGGCGCCTTTTAAACATTATCTACGTACATTTATCAATAAAGATCTTGATATTTTACACGGTCCAATTTGTAGTTTAGCTGAAATTGCTCGCACAAAAAGCAAAAGAAAATCAATTACTCTTGTTCGTAGGATGCCTGACTAACAAGATTCATATGTAATGATACCAGCATTGCATATCCAATTGAATGGCTTTTTTTAAACACAAATCCTTTAGAATCGTCGCCATCCCAAACAGAATCAAACACTTCTTGCCAAGGTTTATTTTGTAAATGTGCTTTGCCCGGACGTATAATTGCGATAAAAGCTGCCATTCTTGTAATGCTATCTGGCTTCATTGATTTTAATAATTCAGTATAGTTTCCTATATGAACTATCTGTTTAGCCCATTCGGTATCAGTCCAAAGTCTTGACCAATCAGGAGTTTTTGCGATGATTTCTTCGTAGTGTTCTGGGCTTTTTATCAATTGATATACTGACATATTAAGCAAATCAATTTTAAAATATCCCAGTTCTTCTGCTTCTTCATAGTCAAGGGTAGCACAATCATTAATAGGATCATATGGAATATCTGTTGGATATACTCCGCTATTGTGTCGTCTCGCTTGTCCTTGATGTAGCTGTCGTGCGGCCGTTACATCAATAAGTTTAATTAATTGATCTCTGTCAGCTAAGTCTAAATCAATATCAGCACTCATTACCAACCTGCCTGTTTTAATAATTCCTGCGCCTGTATCCTATTTGCCGGATCTTCTTTTAATTTTTTCTGCCATACATCTGGATCTATATAAGGCCATAAAAGTGTTTGTTCTTGTTCATTTATGTTCGACAAAAACTGTTGACCCGACTCACAGTTATACAATACCCAAGGACTAATGCGTCCAGCAGTTACAGCATATACAATGGCATTATGATTACCATATCTCAAGTAATCTTGTGGACTTGATTCTTTTTCTTCTGCCCAATCGATACTGTGTTCTATCGCTCTTGCTACCGCATCTTCCATGGTTTCTAGTTGTAAATAGTAAGTTAAATATTCTTCATATACACTGTCTTTACACCAGTAGTCTATTTTTTTATTTTGTTTAAGTACCCATTCTGTAAACCTAGCTGGATTGATAGCTTTTATTGACACACAATAACGACCAAACTTTACAAATGCCTTGTAATAAGGACTTTCAGCAAAATCGTCAAATGTTTTTAGTCGAGCACTGCCTTGTGTTAGTTCATAAAATTTTATATAAGCATGAAATCCTAAACGTACACCAGCTTCGTTTTGTTCTTGCCGGCGACGTCTAGGTTCACAACTATGTACAGTTAGTGATGTTTCTTTGATAAATTCTTTTTTACAGTACTGACAGGTATATTTCATTTTTTAACATCTTGTCCAAGATTTTTTCGGTATTCATCTAAATCTTTTTTAGTATTAATTTTAGTTAATACTTCTAATTCATCATCTCGTAAGTGTGGGAATAATTCTGCTAATTGTTTTTTGATGCCAGTTGGTTCTTTCTTTTTCATGCCAATCCAATTATGCCTTTGTGTACCTAATCCTGGACTAACACTAGTTGCCATAAGCCATTGTAATTGCGGATGCCGACTACAGCCATACCAGTTTTTGTTAAGTCTTTCATTGGCAGAGATTAAATAAAAGCCCTGTAAGTCTCCACTACCTTGTACACTACTGCCCCAACGAATCATAAGAAAGTTACTGAATTTTTTCTTTTCTTCGTCAGTAAGTTCGTTATAAAAGTCACGATTTTTGTTATCAAATTGTGCCATTTCATAACCAATGTTCAACTTATCCATTCTTAAAATGCCTTATTATAGTCTACTACTTCGCAGTTACGACTTATGTCTTTGACAAAATAAACACACTCTGGATCTTTGCCTTCGCTTATTGGTATACACAATAATTGTCCGTTTTTAAGTTTAGGAGCGTACCATGATACGTCTTGATATACATCAAGTATTTCTACATCAAGGAAACTAGGACGAAAACTAGTCAATGGATTAAACTGAAAAGCCTTAAATCCTCTATCGTTAAGTGCTGACAACGGAATTACTTCCAAGTCACCTAGTTCAGGTTCTCCAATCAACAGTTGCCAATCCACTGGCATACGTACACGATGCTCTCCTATACGTAATACTAAAGCAGGAGCATTAAAACTTTCCAAAAATATTAACGGTATATACATATAGTCTGGGTCTTGCGGATTACTATTGTCCAATATTGCAAAACGCATATCATCTATTTCTTCAGGTAAATGATCTAAATCATAAGGTTCGTTGTCAAGTGTTAATATTTTCATAAGTTTATTATAGTGATTATTTTTACTAGAGTCAAGACTTATTTCCACTCTAATTTTTCCTGTGTAAAAGGATAGTTTGCTTCTTTATAAAATTGCTTACGCTTGGTTAAATGTCGTCGTGCGAATTTACAACTACTAGTTACGTCCCAAATCTGTACGAAATCTTTGTCTTCGGCTTTTCTTATTCCACGCCCAATGCTTTGAATAACTCTAACAAAACTCTTACCAGGTTCCAATAGAACCAAATTAAAAATGCGTGGAATATTAATACCCACAGCGGCAACGCCATAGGTCGCGACAATAATTTTGTCATCACTTGTAGCAACTTCTCCATATTCTTCGTCCCTTTTTGTACCCTTAGTAGCACCACTAACAAACACAGCTCGTTCACCTAATAGTGTTACTAAAGCATGTCCTGCGGCAACTCGATCAACTAATACCAGTGTATTTCCAGTTAAGTTAACTTGAGCTATTAAGTCTGAAATAGTTTTTAATCTATCACTGTCTTCTAATAAAAATTTTAATTCACTTTGATAATTTGTAAATTCAGCATGGTCTATTAATTGTACTATGTTAACATGGCATTGAGCCAGTACACCTTTATCCTGTAATTCACTTGCGGCTAATTTGTTGATTACTGGCCCTAAACTTACATTCAGTGCTTGAAACTCGTATTCTTCTTTGGGTACTGTTCCAGTTAAGCCCCATCGTATGGGAGTGCGACTCATTACTCCGGTAAGCAATATTTTTAACGCATCTGCTTTTGCCATATGACAATTTGATACCACAGCGCCGGCGACTACATAATTGTGGTCATTTTCTATGTGTAAATTATAAACTTTGTCTGGTTTGTTTATTTCGGTTTTTTTAATTAGTTTCATAAATAGTAAAAATTATTTCGTGTTTTTCTGTCAATTTGTCTGCTCTTATCCAACCAGAGTTTGTTAAAAATTTGTGATTTCCAGTGACTTGTATCTTGCTACCGTTATTAAATTCCATTTCATACATTTTTTCGCTAACAGAATTAGTTAAATTTATATGCTGTTTAATCACTGTATCTACCTTAAATTCTTTTGTAGTTTCAGAATAGTTAATAACTTTGTCGCCTATTTTGATATCTTTAATATTGACATATCCTGTAGGAGTTAGTACCTTACTATCTCCAGCAAAACATTCATCAACCATTATACAGATGACATCTTCTAAAAATTCAGTTATAGTAACATCGGCGGTTTGATTTTTTGTATTTTTCAGCAGAATATTTAAACTTTGCCAAGTACAAATTGTGTGAGTTTTACCAAACTCTTTTCTATCACCAAAATATACACCAACATCTAATCCTAATCCTCTATAATCTTTTTCAGTTTGAGTAACTAAACTTTTATTAGGAACAATAACAATAGTACGTCCATGTTGTTCGCATCTTTGACTTAGTGCCGCAGTCATAATAGTTTTGCCAGCACCGGTAGCTACTTCTTGTATACATTGTGGATTCTTTAAAAAGTTATTGATAATTTCCACTTGATAGTCGCGCAATACGATTGGCTGACCTTCCATTGGATGGCCTTTGCTCCATACTAAATGACTGAATGTTGACTCTGTAACTAGTTCAAACTCATAAGTTGTACTGTAATCACGTCTGTCATCTAATTCAATATCATAGTTGTACTTGTCTAATATTGGAACAATACTAGGAAGTAAATTAGTGTATGTTGATCCACCTAACTGAAAGTAACTGACTTTACCATCCCAACGTCCAAGCCTAACTGCTGGCAAATATCTCGCACCCGGCACATCGTATTTGAAGGCATTAACTAGTGCTCTACGGGCATCCAGTTCGAGTCCTTCAATTTTAATATTAACTTCGTCTTTGATTATAATTGTGGCTGTTCGCATTTGTCTTTATTGTAACATACTTATCTATACAAGTCAAAAAAATAGGTACCTTTTTATGGGTACCTATAAAAATGTGCTGTTGTAAAACAGCACAGGAGCTACCTACATACTTAGTGTCTATATCTAAGTATTAAGAATTTTTCATACAAGTTGACTCTGCTAAACTCTTCCAATTAGTGTCACTGACTTTGGTTAAGTCGGCAATCTTAAGTGCCATACGCAAACTCATTTCACGCAATCTAGTTTGATTAGATTCCATAAATGCTAGAATCTCTTCACCTTGTTCTGGAGTAAAATCATAATCTCTAAACAAACTACCTTCGCGGAATATCTGTTTAATACGCAAAAACTTGTCACGCATTGTGTTAAGTGTAAGATCCAAAAAGTGACAACGTGACTGTAATGCTTCTAAGTGGTCTTGTAATTTTTTACTTTTTAAATTTTGAAATTGTAAGTTAGTAATAAAAATAGCACCACCTTTAAAGTCAAAACTGTCTGGAACTCCTTCGCGGCGTAACATAGCACTGTCTGAATTCCAATAAATTTTACGCTTCTTACCAGAATCAAGAGCTGCCTTAAGAATGTTTAGGCTTAGGTCATCTTGGAATACCGAGTCACAGTCATCAAATACTAATACGTTATTACTGTCGCTCATACGATAAAGTGTACAGTACAACCCAACAGGAGTCATAGCACCTTTGATAATTTCATACTTAATACGTCTATTGGTTAGTTTATCAAATAAACCAGACTTTTCAAGTTCGTATTCTACACCAAAACTTTTACCAACCCCCGGAGGACCAACTACAATCATAGCACGTACATCGCCTGAAATAGTAGCACGAGTCATTTGTTGTAAAATATCAAATCTTTTGCCAATACGATCCATAACTTGTTCGTCTGACTCAACAGGTTCTGTTGTTTTAAACTCTACTACATTTTGACTTATAGTCATATCTTCCCCGTTAGTAAATTCAATATCTTCTATACTTCTAACTTTAATTCTTACCACATCAAATTCTTCACCAAAATAACCATCGGATTTTACAGTAATATAATTGCATCTAGCACCTGATGTAAACCCTTTTACAAGTTCAAAAGCATAACTATTTGGTACTTTTTGATTACGATAAGTTGCGTTTTTAATTAAAACTTTTGCCATTTATAAGCTCCTTCTTTTATTAATATATGTATATTATACTATTAAACCAATTCTGGGTCAACCGTTTTTGCTACTTTCATCATTTTAAGATTGCTATCTGTAGCACAAATTCTAACGCCATTACAGTTGTTTTCACCGTAAAGCACATCAATCCAAGGAACTGTTTTTCCTGCGGCATTTTCGGCTAATACGATGTTTTTAATTGTTCCTTTTAATTTACCTGCGGCACTTACCCAAGTAATTTTATCATTAACATTTAATTTCATATAAGCTCCTTATTAATTAATATACATATATTATAGCAATTAATAGATTTTGGGTCAACCAAAATAGGCTTTATTTCGATGTTTTTCTTGACGCTTATATCGTGTTTTTAGCTCAACAGTTCGTGATTTAAACGGACTGTTGTTCAAAAACAACACAATATGAGCCCTAGTTTTTTGCGTATTTTGTGCTTTATTTTTCATAATACAAGTATTATACAGAATTTGGAATTTTGGGTCAACCAAAAAAATACCCCGAAAACGGGGTAAATTAGTTTAATTTTATTTGTAAAATTTAAATAAATTCTATAAACTTAGATAGACGTCTTGAATTTCTATAAGCTCTTTCTGCTAAAAGACTAGAAAAATCTTTGTTACCCATGGGCAATTCGCCGTAAGTTTCTAAATGTTCTCTAATTCTTTGTTTTTCTAAATCCTTTGTAATTTTACTTAGTTCTTTTTTACGAGTTTCTAAATTTGGATTTGAGCTACCAGCGGACATATCAATTATATCAATAGAAACCAAATTTCTATCTAATTCAAAGCCATACCTTTGTTTAAAATCTTGTGCTACACTATCTATATCACTACCAGACCATTCATCGCTTAATTTGAAATTGTTTGGCCATCCAGTCAAACACCCTGCTTGCCGATAAATCCTTTCTCCTTGACAACTTTTTAGATCAGCTGATTGACCTTCTTTGAGTACTTTAACTTCTGGAACCATATTTGAAAAGCCAGGCACTACTGCAGTTATTTTGTAGTTATACGCATCTATGTCTAATTTTTTGAATATTTTAAATAAATCTTTAGGATGATTTAAATCTTTTAGATTTATTCTATATGTTTTCATTGGAAATAATTTTTTCATACTATCTCCTTATCTATCATGTCTGCAATACCACGCTGACGTTCAGCATCTTCTCTCCCAAACATGTCATTTTTGGCAGTATTACAGCGTTTACATAAAATTTGATAATTTTCTATACTGTCCGCACCACCTTTATTTGTGGGAATAATGTGGTCTAAACTAGGCATATTATCGCTGGCTTTTTTACCTTTGATATTACCACCTAAACTATAGTCTAAAACATTATTACAGCGTGGGTTGGCGCACTTGTATCCACATATAGCCAACATGGCATCATGTCCAGTCTTTTTGGTTCTATGATTTTTTCCTACCCATACATGTCGCATGGCAACTTCCGGGGACTCACCTCGATCAAGTGCTTCTACGAATCGTTTGAATGTGGCCATACTGCCGTAAGTTTTTCTATTATATCCTAACTGTATCATTTTATCACCGCCATTTTTAAATCTTTAAATGGACGTTTGCCTTTTACAACATCAACGCCTTTTACTTGTTCATAAATGCTTAGTATGCCTGATGCCATTTTGCTTTCGGCATCAATACTGGTAGTTTCTAAATCAACTCTACATTGATCTTGTACGGCATTGAATAATACTTTGGCGTCAACGATACCCGATTCGTCAACATATCTAACCTTAACGGTACGGATAATATCATCAAATAAACTGTCACTATAGTTATTGACCTTATCATCTTTTAACAATTTTCTAATTTGTAATAATCCACGTAGTGTATCTGTTTGAATGTATTTGGTAGGCCAATGGCGTTTCATTTTAATAAGTCCAAATTCCAAATCTTTCAATCCAAAACTATCTCTGGCTATGTATAAATGTCCAATATTTGTAATACAACCAGCCGAACGTTTACGATAACTGATTTGACATCCTGAATTTGATACCGCATTTTCCAAATCTACAGCCATGGTATTGTTCATCATAACTTGCTGTTTGTGTATAAAATAAGGTTTCATAGGTTCATTACCGGTATTTAATGCCAATAACATTGTACTTTCATCGTCTTCGTTTTCTGATTCTATATAAGTTACTGGAACAAGACTATCTTCACCATAGATTAAAACCCAAGCTATTCCATGTTGCTGTCCGTCGGCAATATAATATATGTCTTCTTTAGCACTATATCGAGCCTGTAAAGGAGTAGCACATATTATATTCCATTTACCTAATAATCTTTTTATATGTGGAGGTTCTGGCCACCGCTGACGTAGATAATTTATGCTACATTTTTTGACTGGGACCCAGGCAAATTTAATTTTATTTTCATAACTGCGATTGTGTTTAACAGGCAACTGGATATTGGCAACATCTGCCACAGCGTGTGCTACCTCTACTAAACTCATTTTGTGAGTTTGTGATCCCGCTGATGGATCGAAAGCTTCTGCTTTAATATTTTTACTCATTTTTGATCTCCTTTGAGCGATGTTTGAGTTTACTTCTTTAGATTGTTTACTTAACTACAGATTAAAGTATATTGTCTATATACAAAATAATCAACCTATTTTGGAATAATTTTAATTTCCTACAAAATTCAATGACTTATTAAGCCAAGGCAAGACTAGGTCTTTTTGATGTAAGAAGCCTCTGGCATTTATTGACTTATCAGCGGTTTCGGGTAGTAGTTTAGCTTCTACTAAATCGTACCACCTTGTGGTCTTGGGGTCGAAAGGTTCTACATCACTGTTATATACTACAGCATGAAGCCAGTTATCGTTCAGTTCTTTTTTGAAAAATCCAGCTTTACAGTCCCAACCTGCTACTGCTAACATATGAATAAGTGAAACCATAGTATGGTGATAATAACAGCCATCTTGCTGTGTAAAATCTAAATCACGTTGGTATATGTTTGTGGTTTGTGGCACAATTAAAATCAACATTCCGCCTTTAGCAGATATTTTACGCCAATTAACCAGTGTTTGTAGAGGGTTGACTGAATACTGAAAAGCATTATGGCACCACAATATATCAAATCCATTGTCTATCGTTCCCAGTGTTGACTCAAAATCTCCACGTTGATAAGTTATGTTTTGATATTTTTGCGCCACTGACAAACTTTCAACAATGTCTATGCCCTGACACTTGATGTTTAATGGCTTTTTGTAATCATCACGAGTAGTACGTGTTGCCCACCATTCAATGTCTCTTCCAGTTCCGCAGCCTAAATCTGCTAGAGTTTTTATCGACATCATAAAATCGTCGTACTCATAAAGTTGATTCAGTGTTAATAAACTGTGTTCATGCGCTTCTGTGTCGTTTCTAAACATTGTAGTCTTCCATTCCTGCTGATTTTAATCTTACCAAATGTCCTAACATGAAATTTTTCGACTCCATGGCTTTCATAACACCTAAAAATTTATTTCTAAGCAAAGCCACTTCGTTGATAATTGTTTCAAAGTCAATGACTTCATCTTCGCCGTCAACATACTTTTCGGCATCTCTACTGGTAAGAGCTCGGGCGTATCCTTCTAAATATTTTTGAAAATGTTTACGTCGTATTTTACGTAATTGAATATTGAGATAATTTAAAACAGCTTCAATTTCTTGAAGCTGATTAAATCTGTGTTCAGTGATTCCCGGTAAGGCGGTAATATTTTTTTCTATTAATCCGCCTACCCGACAATCTCGTTTAGCATCGTCAAGTTCCTGCTCATAGTGTGCAATAAAATCCGGTATCACACCTAAGTCAGCAGTGATTCGACTATACCACATTAATATCTTTCGTATTCATCGTCGTCATCTTCTTCCTCATCATCTTCGTCTTCGACATGATCCTTAAGATAACTAGCCAAAGCCTTTTTAATTTCTGAATCTGATTTGAAAGTTGATTTAATTTCATCTGCGTCAATATCATTATCGACTAATACGCTGACCAATGTTTCGGCAGCATCACTACGATCAACGGTATTGACATAACGTTTAATTTCATCCCAAATTTCACGAGCTAATTCTACTGACATTTTTATTCCTCCGGTTGTGTGTCTTCAGTACTTACCGTTTCTTTTTGATTACTAAAATCTTCCATTACTTTGTCCAAGCAACCTTCTTCGTTACTTTCCCAACCTTTACGGAATTGTTTAATAATTTCTCCATCTGATGTTACAAACATTAATCTGTTGCCATCTTTTTTCAGTAAGCCTTTTTTCTCTGCCAAGTCTGTTAATCCGCTATAAGGATTCATTCCTGTTTCGTAAGGAATTTTAACTTGTACACCTTCGAATGGTTTGGCATAGCGTGTTTTCATAACTTTACAAGCCGAACGAATACCCATCACATCGGAAATTTTGTTACCATCTTCATCTTCTTTGAGTTTAAGTTTTTTCATAGCAACCACAATACTTGATGCGTAGATAAATCCTTGTCCGCCTGAAATCTTGTCATCGGGATCAAACATATCTTGACTAGCGTATGTATGATTGGTACAGACTAAGCCAACATTGTAACTACCAAACATATTGACACAATTACGAACTAGTGCTGTAAGTGCTTTAGGTTTACGTCCCATGTCACCTTTTAAATCACCTGCTTCAAACTGATTCATGTCAGTTGGCGTAAGTAACATACCCAAACTGTCAATAACAAATAATACCTTTGGACGTTCGCCATCAGGTAATGTTTTATATTCAGACATAAATGTTGATATAGTTTTTGCTACATCATCAATCATTGCCATACTTAGTTTAAGTAATTTACTTTCATTGGTATCTACTCCCAATGCCTGTAACCAATTTTCATCTAAGGCATTTTCACTATCAATCAGTACAACAAAAATTCCCTGTGCTTGGGCATTTTTAATAATGTTGCCTGAGCAGATATAACTTTTACCTGCGCCTGACTCACCGGCAAATACTGTAACCTTACCTAACGGAATACCTTTATTGAAGTCTCCTGAAATAAGATAGTTCAAAGCATAATTACCAGTACTGATCCAATCAGTTGGATCATTAAATCCTATACTAAGTCCGTCGATTGACTTAGTGATATCTTTCCTAAATTTTGACACATCGAATGGCTTAACCATATTTAAATCCTTTGAATAATAGAAGTATTAACACAGGGCGAACCCTGTGTTAATTTGACTGTGTTACTGCTTTTGACGAGCTCTAATCATTGCCAAAAGATCGGCTGAGCTTTGTGTCGAAGGCTTAGTTGACACAGGAGCAGAAGCTACTGGTGCGTCATCTTCATCATCAAAGTCACTGCTCGGTGCTGGTGCGGCTTTAACTGTTGGAGCCGGAATATCTTCATCAACATCTGGTGTTGCGGCTGTAGTAGCCGATCCTGCTGGAGCAGAAACACCTGCTGGACGATAATAAGCACCCCAACG